CTTTAGTTACTGTGTTACATCCGTAACCTTCTTTCGGTTCAAGCCTATTAGATAAACTTGATAGAACCAGCAGGAATATCGATCTTGGATACGTAATCCGCTGCGTTACCGAAGGAGCTAGCGCTGTTGCTTAGTTCAACATAAGCGTAACGGCTCATGAAGCCAACAACGTTCTCGAAGGTATTTGGATCAGTGATCACAGGAGTTGCAGTTAGAGGAACGTATGGGCAATAGAATGCGCCAGCGTCAAACTCGTTCTGACCCTTGTAACCGATTAGAACCGGAGTACCTTCATCAGCGTAGGTATCAACATACACCTTCATAGTGTTGTTTAGAGTACCAACTAGCTTCTGGTTGTCTGGATCGTCAAAGGTTGCTTCAGTAGTACGTGCGAAACCGGAAGTTGTCGCAGACTGTAGAATGGTTAGTGCCATTGGATCAACAACTACCCAATTAGCGCGACCACGACGAGTACGCTGAGCGATTAGGTTAGCTTGCTGGTTGATCAATGTAGTTAGAACCGCGTGACGGTCACCAACGAAAGTTGGGGAACCAGTGAAATCAGCATCCTGAGTCATGTCGTAGATAGCACCAGTACGGGCTAGGTTACGTAGACGACCTAGTAGCTCTTGGTCGATTTCAGTGGTAATTTCTTGTGCTAGACCAGCCATGATTTCAGACTCGATATCAACACCGAACTGGCTCTCAGCATCCTGAGCAGCTTCAACAGTCCAACGGGAGCTTAGACGACGTGTCTTTGCTTCAGCAGTCTGCTTAACGATGTTAACAGCGATTTTCTTACCGGTTTGACCTTCTAGAGTTGCAGTGGATGCAGCGGCTGGATTAGCAGCGTCATCGTTACCAGAGTATGCACGTGCAACGTCGAATGGGGATAGTGCTTCAGTACCAGCATTTACTTCAGAAGAGTTCTGAGAATAAACATAACGCATGGTATGAATCTGAGCAACAGGACCGGGAAGAGGCTGTACACCCATGATTTCGTTCGCAATAACGTTTGGCATTACACGACGTAGCATAGGTAGAATTACCTTGTTTAGAGTCGCGATATTACCGGAACTAGTTGCACCGAAAGATGCAGATTCGTTCATCATGAACTTACGAGTGTTTTCTAGAACCTTCTCGAAGTTCTCACGCTTTTTGTTTTCAAGACCTTCACATAGACCAGTTTTCACTTGGTTCCACGCTTGTCCTTCAAATAAATTAGTAGCCATTTTAATTTTCTCCTATTAATAAATTATTTTTTGTGTTTAATGCCTGCTTGGGAGATAATTTTGGAAATCTCTTCAGCGTATTCATCATTTGCGATTTCTGGTTTACCAGCGCTCTTGCTCTCGGCAATATGCTTGCGCTTTTCACGGTTTCCGTTACTTTCGCTTAATTTCTTACGACCATTTGCTTCACTACTTGCTGCCTTTTTAGTGGTAGAACTATTACGCTCTAACACACTTGGTAGATAACGCTCGAAAGCTTCATCTAGTTTTTCAGCTTCAACTCCTTCTAAAAGCTTAGACATAATCTTCTTCTGAGTAGCAGCTAGTGGACGCACAAGTTTGTCAATCTTAGCTTCACGTACAGAACTCTCACGAGTTTCGTTTAGCTCATGTCTAGTTTTATTTATAGTTTCAGCCTGTTCTTTAACAATTTTCTGCAATTTTTGCGTATTTTTCTCACTTTCTTCGAGCTTATTCAGAATTTTGGAAATTTCTGTGTTCTCGGACATGTGAGAATAATAGAACTCACTAGCAAAAGCTTCGAATAGCTTTCTACCAAATGTGTTCTGTTTAGCAACCTGAATGTCTTCTTTTAGTGAAGATAGTTCGCTTGATAGAGTTTCGTTAACGATAGACTCTGCGGACTTACTTGCACGTTTAATAAATACATTCTTAGCTTCTTCAAGCTTACGGTTGTATTCCTTTTCTAGCTCTACACGACGCTCCTGAAGTTCCTTACGGTCTTCTTGGAATTCGCTTAGCTCTTCGGTTAGCTGACTAACCATTAGGTTTTCCATTTTACCAATGCTTTCTACAAAATGTTTACGATCATTTTGGAATTCGCTGATTTCTTCCTTAAGAACATCTTTAACCAATAGGTTAAGCGCCTTTTCCTTGCTTTCAGCAAGTTTCTTAGTACGCATCTGTTCTTTCACAAGCTTCATACGTTCCTTTGCCATGTTTTCCTCTAGTTGCTGACGATCTTGAGCGAACTCAGATAGTTCATTCTTAAGAGTGTCCATAACAAAGTTTTCAAATACTTCAACTCGCTTGTTGACCTTTTCCTCGTGACCTTCTTTAAGAGTTTTAACTTTCTTAAGATTCTTAAGAAGTACTTTTTTACCCTCATGAAGTTTCTGACGATCTTCATTGAACTCTGTTAGTTCCTTTTCTAGAGATTCATTTACGATAGTTTCAGCAGCAAGAACCATGGCATCCATGTCTTTCTTGTATTGTTCGCGATATTCTTGGCGAACCTGCTCGATAGCATGTTGCTTGTTTTCTTCCTTAACCGCTTCCCATGCTTCTAGAACTTCGTCACGTAGGTCATCACTTAAGCCCATAGAGCTTAGTAGATTGTTAATACCTTTACTCATCTTTAATTCTCCTATTAATTATTTTTTATCCAACTCACTAATAAACTTTTTCATTTGATTAGCAAAATGTCTATTAGCTGCGCTGCTACCTGTATTTACATGTCTGGCAGTTTCCATCATCTGCATTCCGCCGTTCATGTTCATAAGGCTTTCGTAAATCGCTTTAGGATATGCTTCTGGTGCAGATGGATTAGCAACAATATCTACAGTAATGATTTCAAAATCTGCAACATTACCTGTATGATCTAAGTTACCTGATCCACGAGAACTAACACCTAGCTTCACACCAGATTCCAAAAGTGACCCAATGATCTTGCCCATAGGTGTAGGTAGAATTTTTAACTTTCCATGTCCGTTACTACCGTTCATCCACATACTTTCAATAACATGACTTACCCTGTCTAAGTTAATTGTTAAAGTTTCTGGATGATCTACTTCACCCAAAACTGAGAACCCTTTACTAATGCGATGGTTGATATCATCAACCGCACTACGGATTTCAGACGAAGGATATACACGACCATTATGGTTCTTTACGTCACCCTGAATGAAAATACCATTTAGATAAAATGATTTTTCACCAGTACCCCTTGCCTCGTTTTCTTCAAGGTGCAGGTTGGCTTGTGAGAATCCTAAATGTTCTGTTAATATTTGGTTTGGACGCATAATTTGACGTTCCTTTAAATCTTTAATTAATTATTTTCTTCGTCTTCGATGTTCTCAATGTCGGCATCTAGAGAATCTTCAACGTCGCCCATTTCTTCATCGGACTCGCCTTCTTCAGACTCTTCGTCACCCATTTCCATTTCTTCTTCGGAACCTTCTTCAGACTCTTCCTCGGAACCTTCCTCGTCAGACATATACTCTTCGAACTCACGTTTTAGTTCTTCAAGCTCGTCTTCGATGCTATCCACACGATCTTCAACGTCATCAATAACGTCTTCGCCAGACTCTAGATCGTCTACCGCGTCTTCAACACCTTCGTCATCATAAATTTCTTCACCGTCAACTTCAGCTTCCATACCTTCTAGGTCTTCAGACTGATCTTCTAGCTCATCTTCTAGCTCGGCTGTTAGAACGTCATCTTCAGATAGATCGGATTCCATGATACCTTCGTGAATTTCACGAGAACGCTGAATAATAAATTCACGCATCTTCTCACGTGCTAGTTCTTCATTATCTTCTTTCAAAAGACTGAATACATCTTGCATTGTTACTTTAGACATAATTTTAATTCTCCTAATTCTCAAAGTGGT